GCGCTTGAGCCCGTTCCATTGTCCGTAATTCCAGCCTGCCAAAAAACAGTCACGACACGGCCGACTTTTGTGTAACGACCAATTACAGTGCCGAGGGTTGTGATCGCTCCGGATAGCGCGGCAACAACGGGTGTCCAAGTGCCTTCTTCATAATCGTCCAACAGCTCACTGGTCATACCAGCAGCGGAAGGGTCGGCAGAAAAGTCGATGCCTTTACCTGCCGTGCCAATGACTAGGTTTCCATCGATGATGGTCTGATCGCCTGTGCGTGTTGATGGGAATCCAACTGTTTTAAGCATTGCTTTCTCCTTAGATCAGGAACTCGATGATCGAGGTAAATGGTGGAGCTTCGGAGAACGTCACGTTTCCGCCTGCGTAGGTGTAAGTGTTTTGATTCTGATAAACGCCATTGATAAAAATTGCGCTTGGGCCAGATGACACCGGGAAAATTGTTTGAACTCCATCTCCTGTTGCATTGGATGCTACAGCGCCATTTCCAGACAAGTTGTCGTTCAATGAGGTGTAGACCACGCTACCTTTGGAGTCCAGCACCTGGATGCTGTAGTCGCTGGCCACGTAGAAACGCGCAGGTGTGCCATTGCGCGATGGATAGCCATTGAGCGTACGGATTGGCAAAGGTGCTGCGATAGTTAGCGCTGCATCCCAATAGACTGCGATGGGGTTGACCTGGGGCGAGAGGTTGGCCGTGCCGATCCAGATGTAACCATTCTCCAACGGCTGGCCATCAGTTCCAGCAAACGCTGGATATGGTGGCTGAACTTCAATCGTGGACATTATTGGTTCTCCTGGTCAAATTGGCGTCCTGTCTGGACAGCGGATTGCAGCCACTGCACTCTCGCGTCCATGGATTGTGGCAGCTTTGCTGCGTTTGCGAAATCGGCAAATGCCTTGCTCGCGGCAGTGCGACGGAGCACGGCCTGGCTTGGCTCTGTCTTGGTTGCGGCCTCGATGGCCAGCTTCTGGAAATCGTCGCTGGCAAATAGCTTACCGGCAGCTTTCACTGCATCTGCGTTGCCCTTGGACATGAACTGCACGATGTCAGGTGCAACGAAGCCGCCACCAGGGATTGCACTTGCTGCACCTGTAACGACGCGTTGGGCTGTCGTGCTTTGCATGACCTTGCCGATCAAGCCTTCGGCCTTCATGGCCTCCACCAGCGCCTGGTTGGCCTTGCCGGTGGTGAGCACCTGGGCGCGTGCGTCGGTGATCCTGCGCGAGATCTCGAACAGGTCACGCAGCACTGGGTCTGCATCCTTGCCAAGAACCTCGATTACCTGCTTGTAGACAGGTGGGTTGGCACGCAGTCCGCGATAGGTCTTGGCAAACTCAGCAAAGCCAAACGCACCTTCTTGAGCAGCGCGGCCGGAGCTGGCGACGGATGCCAATGCCGTGGCGATGGTCTCTTTGCGCAACTCAGGCGGCACGACCTTGATCAGCTTGTTGAACTGCGCAGCGTCGCCCTTTGCCGCCGACTTGATGGCCGACTGCATGAGGGTGGCCACGCTGCCGTCGCTTTCTTTGCCAAAGGCACCAACGATGCGGTTTTCCAGGGCTTTGCGCTTGGCGGTCAGAAGGTTGGCTGCACGCAGCTCTTGGCGCAGTGCATCGCCACCGATCTGACCGACGTTGGTAAGCTGGTCTTCGGCCAAGGCACCATAAAGACGCTTCAGGTCACCAGCCGCCATGTTGCCGTAAGGAGACTCCTTGCCAGCCATTGCCTGGCCGATCAGGTTCTTCTCGCGCAGCAGACGGCCGTATGTCACGGCAGGGTCGGTGGCCAGCTCGTAGAGCTTCTTTTCCTGTGCGGACAAGCCTTTTTCACCGACTTCGGCAAGAACGTCGTCGAGCGTTTGCGTCAAGCGAGGGAACTGGACGGTTGCTGTCTTTGGAATCGTGGCGTCCACACGCTTGTAGATCACGTCGGCATCGTTGAACAGCTGCGTGCGTGTTGTGTTCAGGCTGTCCAGGATGCGCTGAGAAGTTGCGCCGGGAGCCGGACGGCCTTCGATGAATGCCGCGTCGAACTGCTGCACCACGTCGTCGGCCTTGCCGATGGCGGTGCGGACGGTATTCACCCAGGCTGCCTCAGCCTCACCACCGGCCACAGACCGGGTTAGGCCAACGGCTGCACGCACCTGTGGGTTGTCGCTGAAAACGTCGAACGGCAAGTCCATGCCAAGGCGCTCGGCTGCAGCACGGGCATCAGGGTTTACTTGGGCAACGTCGGCCAGCTTGGCCTTGGCTGCGGCAGAGCCTGGGCCGCTGCCGGAGGCCTTGCGCACCAGGTCGCCAACTTCCTCGAAGGCCTCGGTGGCCACCTGAGCCACAGGAGCAGCTTCGGGTGCCATAGCGGTGCCAATTGGTGCGCCAGCAGGGGCCGCAGGGGCCGTCGGAGCAGCGGGTGCAGGCATTGGCTCAAGCGTTGGCTCAATTCGCGCAGCAGGGGCAGGAGCAGGGGCCGCAGCGGGTGCTCCAGGCGCTGGAGTTACAGGACGGCCTGTGGCACGTTGAACAGTACGCCTCACCGCAGGAGCGGCTGCTTGCACGGCACGCTGCACGACTTGTCCAGCGCCACCGGCAGCGCCAGCGGTGACGACCTCGCCAGTGTCAAAGCGGCCACCAGTGCCTGCTTGGGTTGCCTCGATCACGGCCTGGGTGCCAGCGCCAGCGGCAACAGCGCCTGGAAGCGTTGTGGCGCGACCGGCAGGGGTGAAGGCCAGCAAGCCACCAAGAGCACGCGGAATATCGCCAACCGAGAAACCGGGTGGGATGGCGTACTCTTTCTGGTCAACAGACGATTTCAGGATGAAGTTTCCCTTGGCGTCTTGGCGAGCCTCGATGCCGGGAAAGTTGGCCTTCAAAATCTGCACTGTTTCCTGTGGGTTGGAAACCAAGGTGCCCAAGGCAGACTTCAAAGAAGCCACGCTCAGTTGGTTCAGCTCTGGCATGCCAGTCCACTCGGGCAGCGCCTGTGTTTCAGGCGTTGCGCGTCGTGCGCCAGTGACCATCTCGCCAACGGACTCAAAGAAGCCCATCTTTTGAGGTTCAGCTTGGCCGCCGAACTGCGTGGCCATGGCCGCATAGTCGACGGCTGGAGCTGCGGCAGGTGCAGATGCAGGCGCTGCAGGAGCAGGCGCAGCTGGACTGATGGCAGTGCCACCGAACTGTCGTGCGAGTGCTGCGTAATCGGTTGCCATCAGCGAATCCCTGCTGCTTTCTTAAAGGCGTCAGCCGCCTGCTGGTTCGGGAATGTGATCACTTGACCATTTGGAGCTATGACTCGCACTGCGGCAGGCGCAGGCGCAGGAGCACCTGGAGCAGCCGGAGGCGGAGCACCAGGAGCAGTCGGCGCTGTCTCGGTTGGCGTGTAGAAGATGTTTTCCGTCTTCAAGCCGTAGCCCTTGGCGATGCGCTCAATGCCCTGGCGAACCTGGGCTTCTTGCTGCTGCGCTGTCGTGTACAGCTTGCCAGCCTGACCTTTGAAAGCATTGCGCTGAGAAGCTGAAAGGCGTTCGCCGCTGATGACCTTGTTGTAGACGTTCTGGATGCGCTCTGGCACGCCAGCAGCGTTCTGAGCCGTGGCGAATTCACCCTCTCGCACCACAGAGCCTGGGTCGAGCATCTTCATGTAGCCGAAGATCAAAGACAGATCGCCAACCGCGTTGTCCTCAGAGGACAGCACACGGCCGTAGGCAGACTTGACCTCTTGGTAACCCTTTGTCTGGTCGCTGTATTCCCTGCGGAACTTGGTCTCTGCCTCAGGGCGCTTGTCGGCAGGAATGATGCCTGCGCTGATCTGATCGGCCTCTGCCTGCAAGCGTCTTGATTCTGCGCCGGATTTTGCGGCCGCAGCATCAGAAGCACGACGAGCCGCCTTAGCTTGATCGATCTGGGATTGCGTAAGGTTGATTTCCAGACCAAACTTTTCTGGCGCAAACTTGGCCTCGGCCTCTTTGATGATGGCTTCGGATGTGGCCTTGCGCAGGGTGAACGGCTGGAGTTGTTCCTTGCGACGGTCTTCTTCCAGCTTTACAGCGGACTCGATGACCTTGTCGCCACCAGGCATCTGCGAGATGGTGAAGCCGAAGTAATCCTCGGCAGCCTTTGGGTTTTCCTTGGCCACGTCGCGCCATGTCTCCAGGAACTTTGCGCCTTCTTCGTCGCCGCCATTGCGCCGAGCAGTGATCTGCTGGTCGAGCAGGTTCACAGCGATGTCAGGCTTGCCGGACTTGAAAGCCGAAAACACTTGGCCAGATCGCTGCAGGGCGTTTTGCTGCTGGTCTGCGTTGATCAGGCTGAAGCTCTCGCGCACGGCCTTGGCCTGTGTCTCGGGAAGCATCATGGCCAGATCGGCATAGTCCTTGGCCGTTGCGCCGGGCTGGCGCAGACGCTCAAAGGCCTGCATAACGGTCTTTTGCTGCTCGGCCTGGCGCTGTGCCTGCTCCTGCGCCATGCGGGTTTCAGTGATGGCAGTGCCAGTCTTGAAAGCCTGCAGGAATGTCTGCGACGGGTCAGGCACGTCAATGCCGTAGTTGATTGGGGCCATTGGTAGTTGAAGTGCCATCAGAATTTACCTCCAAGGCCAGAGAAGATGCCAAGGCCGCCGGAGATGGCAGACGGGATCGACGCAAAGGCCTTACCTGCAGCCATCTGGCCGCCAGCCGTTGCCGCGCCCTGTGCTGCAAGAAGTGACGCAATGTTGCTGCCTGTTTCTTGTGCAGCAGCGCCTGTGCCTGCTGCGGATGCTTGGCCGAACTTGGCCAAACCGCCAAGCTGGCCATATTGCTGCTCGATCAACTGGCTGAGAATCTGCGGCCGAAACTGAGCGAGCGCGGCTTGGACGTTGCCGCCACGCAATCCGCCAGTGGCAGATGCACGTTGCAGCAGGGCGTTTTCGCCTTGCTCTGTCAAAGCCTGGAAAGCCGGGCCTTGCTCGATGGCTGCGATGGCAGCACGCTGAGCCTCTGGCCCTTGCACGCCGACCAGGGCTTGCTGCTGCTTGAACGCCTCAGTGCCTCCGGTGACATACGGCTCCAGCAGCTTTTGAACAACGTCGAACTGTCGACGCTGCTCTTCGATGCCAGCTTGCGATGCGCCAGCCTGTGTTGAGGCCGCGTCTTTTGCAGCCTCGCCTTGCATGTAGCCAGAAACCAGCGTCGCGCCGCCAACGGCAACGCCAGCCAGTGCGGCTCCAGATAATCCAAAAGTCATTTTTCGCCCTCCAGGTGCGGGTGTTGGACGGCCTCCAAAGCCAAAGCCGGTGCCGAGACGGTGTACATGTCCCAGATGGTCTTTGGATCAGTCTCGTTTGTTGGGTTCGCGTGGAATGTGGTCACCTCGACGTCAGTCAGCGCAACGCCAGCACGCTTGGTGTGGGGTTTGGTGACGCTCATGAAGCCTGGGCCGACTTTGGCCGAGCCGTCGTCAGTGGTGACGATTAGGTGGCCTTTGCGAACAACGAAGAAGGACTCGTCCTTGTGCACTGCGCCGGTCAGGACTGTGCCAGCCGGGATGTGCATGGTGCGAGCGTAGAGGCCATTGCAGAAGTCGTGATCGACTGGCATCTCAACCTGAGGCAACTTGAGCAGTTCGGCCTCCAGGCGATAGATCGGCAGGTGCTCTGCTGGCACTTGCTTCTCAATTTCCTGAACCGCAGCATTGCTCATGGGGCACTCCTGTGAAGGGTGAGCCACTGGCAGCTCGGACAGCTCAGTGCCGGTATTGTCCCACATTTGCATGGCCTGTCAATCCATCTCAAAGTCGCGCTCTTCCCAGGCTTGGCAAGAACGCAGGTCGTGACAGATGAAGTCGAACTTGCGGCAGTAGCCACGGAAACCAGCGTCGGTGTCCCAATCGTTGCGCGGGATGCGTTCCATCAGCGCCTGCTTGTAGGTGCTGTTGTCGTAATACTCGCAGTTCGAGCAGCGACGACGACGGGCCTCTTTCTCGTCCACCTGCATGGCCTTGCCAAGCGCAACCCAGTAAACCTTGTTGGCCGTTGGCTCGTTGCTTGGGTTTTCAGGGCCGAGCATCCAGTCGTCGATGACGGTCTGGGTGTTCTTTTTGTTCTCAGCTGTGGTGATGAACGATTCCGATTCTGGCAGGCCAGTGAATCCGGTCATCATGATCTTTGGCATTTCCATGGTGTTCTCCTTATGTGATCTCGCGGCCACTGGCGCGAATGGTCAGCGACGTTGCAGCGCTGGCGATGGTGGAAATGAACCCGCTTGGCTCCAGCACTTGGCCAACCAACTCGGGGAAGGTGTAGGTCTCATCTGGCGCGATGGCACGCGAGTCGACGATCAGGTTGGCTGCGCC